ACCCCTGCTCTAAAAACCTGAAAGACAAATCCAACCGCATTAGGTTTGCCTGTGTTAATAGTTATCGACGTAGGAGTATCGGATACCGTATACGTCCCGCCAACTGGGATCTTGCTTGCCCAATCAATTCCCGAAGTCATTTTTACGCTCCCTCCATCCAGAGAATATAACCGTCAATCTTGCCAGCCGTAAGAGCTGCCGTTCCAACAGTCACAGTAACGGCTTTTTCCTCAGTCAACTTGATAGGTTGCGCGATAACAGCCGCCATCGGTTTTTGAGTGGCAAGTGTCAGGCTGGCTTTTGCGGTCGCCGTCAACAGGTCGTTTGCAGCCACCAGGCTAATTGCCACAGTCGCATTTCCGTCCGAAGTTACCGCAGTAATCACGTCAATAAACCCGCCATATACAATCGCGTTATCGGGAATTTTGACCGCCATTGGATGCGCGGCAACCGTCTTATTGCTTACCGGTGTGCTTGCCGCGTCATTCGCGTCAGCATCAAAAGTGAACTTACTTACGTGCATTCCAGCCAAAGATGCGAGCGAATCAAAGTTATCATTCACATCCTTCAACCAGCCTGCTCCAACAATAGGTTTTATCGCTGCCATGTCAGCACCTATGCTTTCTTGTGCAGGTAAATACCTTTTACCTTGTTCTCATATACAAAAGCGTCATGATAGATCCGGTATTGGATCAACCAACCGTCTGAAGTCTGATTGTCATCAGGCCCAAACACTTTCAAGCTTTCGTGTTTCGCCACCTGCAATACTGAGCTCGGATGAATCATCATAAAGTTGATGTCCTTACCGGCTCCGCCATTCTTGGTATAACCGCCCTCGTTCACACTCGTGCCCGCGTCAAGGTCGATCTGAGTATAGAAGCGGGTCTGAGGAACCATAATCACTTCCATGCCGTCGAATTTGCTGACGCTGCGATTCACTTCGCTTTCGTTCGCCAGGAACCGGCTGACCTTGCCTTCCAGTAAGTTGAGGCAGTCTTCCGAAATATAAAGCAGCCGCCCCTCGCGAGGAACTTCCTGCTTATTCAATGCCAGCTTTGCCGCGTCAATTGCCGTCAAAATGCTATTCGCGTCCAAAGTTGCCCCATTTGTGGTTTGAATGTTTGACCAGCTTGCATATTTGGCAAAGCGATAAGCATCCAGCTCCGGTGCCACCTCAGTGCGAATAAACTCACTCGCCAGCGTGCCAAAGGCCATCCCGAGAGTTTCCTCATCATCCATGCGGTCAATCACAAACGCCCGCCCTCGTTCAGTCGCCAAAGTCAGCGCTTCCCAACCGGCAGTAATTTGCCCGGCTGGATAACCACTTACACGGCTGTAAGTACCCAGACCAATCGGGTCAGTCTTGAAAACCTTCACAACATTCGCGCCCGCGAAATTTACGGGCTTAGTTAATGCGTCCATCCTTGCGGTTAGCGACGCTTCCTTGTAGATTTCATCCAGAATAGGCTGGAATTTTTGTGCTAAAGTAATACTCTGTGCCATTAGTTATTTTCCTTTCATTTGAGACCAGCCGCCTTCCTCATCGCCCGGACTAAGTCCTCATCCGGGTCGGCAGACGCACCTGGTTTATGTTTCACCCCGTCAACAGTTGTCGTTTCGGGCTCAGTAAATTTGCTGTTCTCAGCCAGGAACGTTTTCAGGTTGTCGCCAAAGTCGCCTTCCAGCTTGCCAACCTTGAACATTACATAATCCACGTCCTCACCCTTCACGCCAGCCAGGATAATGGCTTTTTCGCGCTCAAGGGTCAACGCCCGCGCCTCAGCGGCTTGTAGAGCCTTCTCGCGCTCTGCCGCCTTTTCGGCTTCCGTCTGCTGAGATTTCTTCCACTCGCGGTAGGCTTTCAATTCGTCCGCATCTGGTTGGTTCTTGCGTTCCCGCGCCAACCGTTCAGAGACAATCCTGTCAAGCTCCGCTTGCGTAAATGTCTTGCCCTGGCCTTCACCAGTTCCTTGCGCTTCCTCTTGCTGAGTAACTTCCTGCTCATTCGCAGTCTTTTCGGCTTCATCTGCCATGATCTTCTTCCTCTCCATTTATCGCCTGTCGGCCTATGTTCAGTGATACGGTCGTTAAACAAAAAACGCCCGGACAATGGCTGCTATTTCAAGCAACATGTCCCAGGCGGAAAACTCTGGCATCACTATTCAGTTATAAATACATTATAGCACAAAATTACCAAATAAAATGTCTTAGTTCAATATCTTTACTGCCCGGAATCCACTGACCCGCGCGCGATCCAAAGCCAGCGGTAACCCGAATTGCTTACTCAGTAAAATGTACTTGTCCCTCAACTGGTTCAACCGCAGCTGCTCCACCTTCCGCGTCAAATCATCACCAGCCGCCTTGGCCAGTATTGCCCGGTCCTTACTCTTCCGCATTTCCGTTTCAATGCGGCGCTGCAACTGCGTTGCCTCATAAGCCGTGTATTCCTTGCCCTCAAACTCCCGCACCTCAGTAGAATTGGCAATCATCGCCTGGCGTTCCGCGTCAGTATACAGGGAGGGTGAGACGCCCAAAACGACCGGATAGTATGTATGCCGGCAGTTCCAAAATCCGAATGGACGCGGCAACTCCTCTTGTATCTGCTCAAATGCCGCTTTCGTGAATTGCCGCCCCTGGTATGGCAGGTGATCCGGCGCGCAAAGATTATGCGCGTCAATTTCCACCCCGTCAGCGCCAAATTCTTCCCCAGTTTGCCGCGCGATTTCGTGAGCAATATCCTTCACGCCATCAATGACATTCTGTCTTATCGCACTATCCAATCGCCGGCTGTACCCGCTTTCATAATCCAACACCCTTATGCCACTGTCCGCTGTCTGCGTTAATGCGCTCCTGAAAGCGCTGGTGTACGATTTTTGCCCCGTGGCAATCTCAGTAATAGCCTGGTCAATGAGATCGTGATAATGCTCTTTGAATCCGCGGTAATACACCCTGCCATCCAGCCCCATCACCCGAAAACCAATCGCGCTCGTATTACTGAGATTCGTAAACGTACCGCGCGTGGTCGCTGCAACACCCTTCACAAAGTTGACAATGCCGCGCTGATATTCTATTGGTATCTGAGTAAGCCCCTTGGCGGCATAATACTTATTCGCATCCTGGTAGACAATCTTCGCTGCTGTGCTGTAAATCTCCTCAACAGTGTTTGTCGCCTTACCTAATTCCCTCAATATCTCGCGAAGTAAATCCTCTGCCTCTCTGTCCGCCCCACTGAGCGTAGAAAACCGGTCAAACCCCGACCCCTTGGCAGCCAGCGCGATTCGCCTTCCCAGCGCCTCCAAAACCCGCGAATTGAGCCTTTCCAGCGCCGCGCCGGCATCGTTGGCGATTTCGTCAAGCCACTTAAGCGTAAACATTAGTCAGTTGGTTGAACATTTTCCTGAGGGGCGGTATCTGTCTGCATATTCTCAGTATCCAGAAGCGCGCCCAATCCGCCCGATTCCGCCCGAATCACCTCCAGCGCCTTTGCCGCGTCTTCCGGAGATTCACCCATAAACCGTTCGCGATATTCCTGCTTACTCCGCAACCCCTGCGCGACCTCTTCCTGCCACACCTTGCGCTCAGTATATTCGTCAACTATGTAGCTGTCATCGGCAAGTACCCTGACATTGACACCATCGACCACGCCAACCGCGTGCAGAACATTTGCCCCAATCCAGATCACCGCCTCGATAATCTGTTTCAACGCGCTCTCCACGCCGATCATCTCGCGGGCAACATTGCGCACCAGCCCTTGCTTTGAGCCGGTATACTCAGTTGCGGTTTTCACCATGCCATCTTCGTCCAGCTTGTAAAAACCCTTGCCCAAGCCAATTTTGAACGAGAAAATATCCAACATCCTCTGCACACCCGCGGCGTTTTCTTCCACGCGCAATTGTGGGTTGTATTCATCTAACAGCGTCTTATCGCCGCGCATTTTATCGCCCACGTTGATAAACAACTGCGTGCCCATCATCTGCGGCGCGTGGAACTGCCCTTTATCGTCAACCGCAAAAAGGCTGCTGTTCATGAAGACCATTTTTCGCCCCAACTGGAAGTCAACAATAAAGTTATCGAACGCCGTATCCAGCCCAATCAATACATCCTCATTGCCGTCCAGTATGCCCGCGCCAAACGGGCTCGCGCTGTCATAGCGGTTATAGCCGGCTTTCCTGATAATCGAAAACCAGGGTATCGGGCTGCCAGTGCGTACAACTCTCGGTGCGCCAACAAGTTTACCTTCGTCATTCAGCGTAAAATACGTAATCGTATAGTACCCACCCTCAATTAAGTGCATTGAGACGGACTGGAATTTCTTATCATCCTCAGTAAAATCAGAAATAAATGCGACTTCCGAAACAATCCCGTTCCGGTGCGATATCGGGATAATCTGATCCCCCGCCAGAAAGTTCAGCCCAATATCCTTGCCGCTCAGTAAAGCGCCATTGTCCAGCCGCGTCTGCGCCTCTTCCACATACGCCTCAAAAGCGGCTGTGCCTGCCCAGCGCGAAGTCACCACCAATTCATTCGCGTTTCGCCGGAAGTCGTTATCGCCCAATATACCGCCGCGCCCGTCTTCACCTTGCAGCCACTTCTCAGTGGGCTTATGGTCCAGCTCAAACACCGTCAGCTCATTGAGCAGCAGCGCGCCCCAATCCTCACACGCCCGCTTGAGCATGTCCGTCCGGTGGCGCTTGATGGTCGCCTGCTTGTTGGTGGTCAGATCCACGCTCATCGTGTACTCGTAAAACCCGTCCACCTCACCGTTCAGCCAATCGCGCCAATCAGCGATTTTCTCGTACATTACTGAGTAAGGAATGTCCCGGGCGAACTCACGGTTGATTACCTCAATCACTTGTTTTTGATTCATGCTACCTCACTCCAAGTTCGTCAATAAATGACTCCCAGGAATATTCCCAGGCATCAGCCACATCCGCGATGTCCGGCGTATCGTCCAGCCGTTCATCCTCTTGCTTCTTTGGGTTCCAGACTTGATTTTTCAGGCTGTGTACCAAGTTCGGGCACCGCTTCAACACCTTCATTATGCCCAGATTAAGCATTTTGTCCTGCGCGTAAATGCGGGTATTGATTTCCTCTTTTTTCGCCGTGATTGCCCTGACTGGAATGCCCTCTTTGCGCAAGGCAGCGTCAATGCCGTTGGTAATCGTCTCGGGATGGTCGCAAAAGGCGTAAGTCAGGCGCACGCCAGGGTAAAGCGTCATCACGTCCCTCACGAATGCCACAAACTCGCGCTCGATCTGATCAGGGCTAACGCCAGTACTCTGCCGCTTATGCTCTGCCAGGGCGTAGAGGCGTTTCGCTCCGCGTGAGATGCCGGATGCCACGAACACTGTGTGCGACGTGCTCTCGCCATAGTCCACGCCGAAGGTAATGTAAGCCAGCTGCTTCCGCTCTTCATCGGTCAGCTCGTCAATCAGCCAGTTATCCGGATTATCGGCAAACTGCGGAAAGATCAAGCCCTCGGCCTGCACCCATTGCCCCAGCACATAGCGCTGATAAAAAACGCCGGAGTACATGCGCTTGGCCTTTTCAATCTCAGCCTCGCCCATAATCGGATTGTCGGCCATGAGGAAGTGCAGGTATTTCGCCTCCGGCCGGGGCGTTTTTAGGTACATTTGATAAAACCAGTGGTTCGGGGATTCCGGGTTGCAATTGAACCAGAGCTTAGCGTTAGCGAATGTCAGCGTCCGGGCCGTGGCCTGGTCTACGAAAGACTGTGGTTGCAACGCCACCTCGTCAAAGAACGCCCCGGCAGCGGTCAAGCCCTGAATGAGCTGATACGAGCCTTCGTCCTTGCCGCCGAATACGTAGAAGTAATTTTCTTTAGCCCCGCAAGTGGCAATAAGCTTGCGGTCTGAGCGCTTGTACTCAAGCCGATAAGGCAGCCCCTCAACGTCCTGCACTGGTCGTACGATATTGCGCTCGGTGGAAGTAACCGTCTTTCCAGCGATAATAAAGTTCGTACGGTCAAAGTACTCCATTGCCCAGATCAGGTAAGCCACAATCATGCTCATGGTCTTACCGGACCGCACCGACCCATCAGCGACCAGCACCTCTTCAGGCGCAAAGATGAATTTCAGCACCTCGCCCTGCTTGGGGCTGAACTCACTGATCCGCATCAGCTAAGCTCCGTATAGCGGCGATGATCTCGCCGTGGGCAAGAGCACCACTGCCGTCCGGACCGCTAAGCTCCTGCCTCTCCACGTATCCGCGAGACTTGCCGATGGTTTTCAGCGTGAAAATAATAGCTGTGATATTGCCGTCTTTTACCTGCTGGAACAACTGATTCTCAGCAAAGTCAATCAGCGTCTCGCGC